ATTTGCCGAGGGCACTGCATTGGGCGCACACCATCAGCCGGTTAATGTCTTGTTCGAGCACGTCATCAATCAGAATTCTTCGGTTCATTCAAGGCGGTCGCTAGCAATCAATGGAGTAAGGAACGCACTTGCGTGGTATTCGTACAACGCACACAGCCCGGCAAATTCGGGCTGATGCAGCGCGCAGTAGTAAATATCCGGGTCGTCATCCCTGAAGTTGATACACTTACTGCATTGCAGATTGGAAGCTGCAATGCACTTTTGCAGCGTGCCGATCATTAATCGGCAACCGTGGCATTCAGGAAATCGGCCAGTCCGGTATACGTCCCAGCCGCCAGCGCACCCCACCGATCACTCATTGCCTGGGGCTGTGCCGTAATCCCAAACACTTCACCAAAGTAAGACGCAGAAACGCCAATGGATTCTGCGCGCATCCCGTCGTACTTTTTTAGTACAGCCAAGCCGTTGCGGATATTGTCAATCGCCGCCGCAATCTCTTCGCCGCGCACGTTGTTTCTGTCAATTGTACAAATAAGTGCCATGATTAAGCCCTCAAGGTGAGTAACGTTTTAGCTGCGTCCAGTTGGCGGCGCAGCCCAGGTAAATCTTCCGGCGCGGGTTCCGCCAAAATCCGCTCGGCCATCCGGGTTTGCCGTTGCGTGTTTCGCGTAGCCCACTGGCTCTTTAATGCCGCCAGCCGCTCGGCCTCCGTTTTGTCTACTGCTGGAAAGGTCACGGCTGAGACCGTCACAATGGGATCGCCGGACTTCTGATCCGAACCGAGAGGTTCCCGCACTTCCGGGACTAGACCGTAATCGGCAAGCGGCAGAACTTCCGGCGTGCCGCAGCGAGTGAGGGTGCGGACATAGGCACTATCGGCGGTATGAGGGCCGCTGATGAGCGTTAGGGTGTTTGGATCAATGTGGTAGTACATAATTTAGCTCTTGCTGATCTTGGCTTTAATGCGCAGCGTGACCGCCAGCCAGTTATCGGAAGTGCCGCCCGCCGCGACATCGGTGGCGCTCCATGCTCCGGTCAGCCCATTGGTATCGTGGGCGGCTACGCCACAATCGGCATCCTCCTTCGAGGCCCGATTCGTCATCCCGGACGGCGCGGTTTCAATGCTGGTGTCTGTAGCGCCATGTCCCGCTAATCCGAGGGTCCAGGCCAGCGACGGCGAATTCCAGGTACTGATCGCCGGATAGGTGATCGTCGTGCCCGTGCCACTCGATACCGCAGAAAGCGTCAGCGGGTTACTGGTGGCAACGTTGCGATAGACCAGGCAGATCAGGCTGGTAGCATTGGTCCAGGTGCCAGAGGTCTCGCTGGCGCTGGCAGCGTATTTGTAGGCGACAGTGGCGGAACAAAGCGTGCCGTCTAACGTGTTGCTGACAGCGGTCCAGCCGCTCGGCACGCTGGGATTGGTGGTGTCCCCCTCACGGAAGGCAAATCCAATCAGTAAATCGCCGGTCTGATGGGTGGGCAGCGTAGCAGTCGTAGTGCCGGTCGCAGACCCGACATGGGTAATCGCTTCAGCGGAATACAGCGGACAGGTTCCCCACACCGGTTTTGTGGCCCATCCGGTTTTGCCACCAAAATTGGTCGGTAGGCTGGCTGTGTTACCGACGCACCAGCCCGTAAGGTCTTGCTCAAATACAGATACCCCGTAGAACATAGCACCCATAATAATTACATTCCCTGTATTCCAACTCCCGATATTCTGATTAAACGCCGATGCCCCGTAGAACATATCGCGCATACTCGTCACATTCCCTGTATTCCAACTACCGATATTCTGATTAAACGCAGATGCCCCGTAGAACATATAACTCATATCAACCACATTCCCTGTATTCCAACTCCCGATATTCTGATTAAACGCCGATGCCACGTAGAACATATCGCGCATACTCGTCACATTCTCTGTATTCCAACTACCGATATTCTGATTAAACGCCGTAGCGCGGAACATAGCAGCCATATTCGTCACATTCCCTGTATTCCAACTCCCGATATCGCTATTAAATTTTGTACACGCACCGAACATATACTCCAAACTACCACTCAACGTCGGCGCATCGGTCGCCGTAATGGTGGCTTGCAGATTACTACACCCATAGAACGCATAACTCCACGTTGTCATCCCAGACACGCTTCCCCACTGCCGAATATCAATGAGTTTGGTTTTATCGCCACCATTATTGAAATACGGCGCGGTGTACGTTCCTTTTACGGAAATGTGATAATCGCCCGCCACGGCATAGGTATGGGCGCTCAAATTGCCGGTACTGGTTTCCGAACTGCCATCGCCCCAGTTGATCACTGCATTGCGCGTTCCGGCTCGATTCGGCCATTGAAAGGTTTCGCCATCCGCCGTAGTGCGAATGGTCATAATGAATTGTGTGGGATCATTCAATCTAACCCCTAACAGGGCCGCCTGAAACGCGCCGAGCATTAGCTGGTCTCCTTGCCACTCAGCCATCCCAACCAGCGCCCCGTACCGGCGTCGTTATCATCCCAGATGAACGAATACACGCTGATATAGGTCACAGCCGCTGGCGTCGGTACGGTATCGGAATCCGTCTCGCTCACCCATTTGATCGCCGGGCTGGCGGCCCAGGTATGGGCTTTCCCGGTGGCGTTTTCTAGCAGCAGCACGAAAGATTTGGCGATTGCACCCGGATCGGAGGGCAGAGTGATTGCCGTAGACGCGCCGCTCGGATTGAGCGTAAACCGCTGAACGTTGCCGTTGGCAAGGTCAATCGTTAGGGTAGCCGCCGTGATTGCAGCGGGCGAATAGAGGGTTTCACTGTAGTTGGTCAGCGTCCCTCCAGAAGCCGCCAGCTTCTCAACATCGAGTTCGTTGAGGGCCGCTTGAACCGTAGTGGCGGCAATCGAACCAGCGGGGGTGTTGGGGATGGACGCCGCTGTGGTTTCAGCGGGTTGCCAGAGGGGTTGAAACAGGCTCATGCGCGCCTCAGTTCGCCATCACAGCGATCCAAAAAAAGCAATTTTCGTATCATGGGCTTTTTTGCAGCCCGTAGCAACATTTGTACATCGCCGCTCAGCGACCATCATCGTAGAGCTTTTCCAAATCCTTGAGCGCCCGCAGCAGGTACAGCGTGCGGTCCAGGCTTTCCTCAATTGCGTGCCGCATCCAGTCCAGCAACGATAGGTCATTCCGCATCAGCGTCGTGCCGTATTTTGCCTGCCCCAACCGCGAGCGAGCCAGGAGCATGGCGATAGTTTCATCGACAATCGCATCGCCGCTCCATGACACGGGCGCCTCGGCAGAAACCATCGGATCACCGTACAGCGGATGGGATTCGCTCATCGGCCCGTACTCCCAAAGCCGTTCGCGCCGCGCTCGGTTTCCGGCAACGCATCCACCTCAATGAGGTCCGGGCGGGTGATGGGCATCACCAGTAGCTGCGCAATCCGGTCGCCGGCGTGGACGGTCTTGCGCTCATGCGATCCATTACAAAGTAGCACTCTGATTTCTCCCCGATAGTCTGGGTCCACAATACCCGCCGAACTATCCAATCCATGCCCGGCCAGCCCGGAACGCGGCCAAATCTGGCCGACGTGGAACGGATTGAGCGCAATGGCAATCCCGGTCGAAATCCAAGCACGATGGTATTCCGGGATGGTGATCGTTTCATCGGCGTACAGGTCCAAACCCGCCGCATATTCCGTAGCGCGCGTAGGCAGCCGGGCGGTTTCAGTAAGTCGTTTCAAATAGAGCGGCATCTCAATCTCGCAGTAAATCCATCAGCCAGACAAAGTTAATCCCGCGTGGGTTGATCAGCGCGGCGTTTTCGAGCAGGAACGCCCGGACTGCTTTCGGCGTGATATTCCAGCGATCACCCGGGCCGCCATGATCCGCTACAGTATCCCCGCGCGGCGTCGCTTTCAGCCAGCCTTTTTTGATCCAGCCGATGACCGGCGTCGCAGAGACGCCGAGAAACGACGCCAGTTGATGTGCGCTGTACCCGCCCGTCGCATTCGCCAGCCCGCCCAATACCCGATACCGCTGTACGGTAATCGCCGCTTCCGTTCGATGAAAACCGCGCCGCGCCAGGCGATGCCGGATGTTGATTGGATTCAGGTGCAGGTATTGATCCAGCAAATCCAACTCCTCTTCCGACCAGGGCGGCTCTTTTTGCCGCAGCGCGCGCAGCCCCAGCGCCGCCGCGCGGGACCGCACCTGGATCAGCGACACGCCCAGCCGGGCCGACAACCACTCAGCGTTTTTGCCCGGCTGTTCCCGCGCGGTAATAACAGGCCACCATGTTCTGATTTCCGCATCTTCCGCCTCAGTCCAGTCCCGCGCTTTGTGATTGCGGTATTTACCCGTCGTGTGCGTTTCCTGCTTTTTGAGTCCAATTCCAATTGTGTACGCTTTATGGCGTACCTGTTGCGGCGTCACCGCAAAATCCACTGCCAGCACCGACGCAGGTTCGACCGGATAGCGTTGTTGTAAAGCTTCGAGTTCCGGGAGTGTCCAGATTTTCATTGCACGCGGAGTCCGATTTAATCAAGCAAGTGATCGATCATCTGGCAAAACTCCTGATAGAGCGTTTGCACCGCCTCATCGGCGCTGACAAAGGAATGGCCGTGTTTGGTGAGTGTGCGTAATTGCTCACGAAACGCCAACAGCACGCTTGTGTATTCCTGAACGCTCAACATTTCCAGCAATTCACCGGCATCCTCCGGTAGATCAAATTCCAGCATCGCTTTCATGCGGCTGGCTCCAGGACTTGTTCCCACAACACCATCACTTGCACGACCTGTTCTGCAAACGCATCACAGCGTTGTTCTTCTTTTAGCGGGTCTTTGCGCGGTTTTCCGACTAAATGCGCGAACTCATGCGCCAACACAGTTAGCCGCGTTTTAGCATCAATCCGTTCATTGAAGTAGACATGGATGGTATTGGTCCAGGTATCGGCAAAGGCCCAAAATCCAGCCGTATGTATGCTTTCAAGAACCAGTCCATTCTCTAAAGCAGGGTCATCACCAAACTGGACTTCATCCGCATCAACGTCAATCCCTTCAATCTCCTTAATCCGCCGAACCAGCCCTTCATTATGCGCGTTCATAATAGCGCGCACGGAACTGTGTTTGACGAGTTTAAACAGTTTCTTCATTTGGTTTCCTTTTGATTTTACCATAATCAACCCGCACCTGAATCCGACAACACGGTTCGTCTTTACGCTGGCTGGGCAATCTTACGCCGCCGAGATAAGACCCAGTCGCTCTTATTTCTGGAATACGGCTATCGTAAAACTTAGCGCGATGCGCTACTTTTTCCGCCGCCATGATATTTGGCGCATCTATTTCAATATCAGCAATTAGTTGATAATGGTACGTCGGCATTTCCGCCTCGGCTCAAAATCAATACCCTGTATAAATCGAGTTATCCGTAAACAACACCCGATCCACTTCCTCAAACCCGCGCACCACCGCCGCCCGCCCGCCACCAGCCCGCACTACGTCCAGAAACGCTTGTTGTTCCGGGGTCGCCTTTTCACCGGGCCGTTTCACCTCCAGCGCGAAATAGCGTCCATCGGGTAGCATCCCGTGCAGGTCCGCGTAGCCTTTCCCGCTTGGCTCGACTCCGCGCAGGTGCAGGAGATAGTTGCGGATGCGTTGCCGGCCATACTGGGCTAGCCCGCCGTTCACCCGGCAAAACCAGACGATGCGCCCACGGGCTTGTTGCGCCCGCAGGTAGTCCACAATCTGCGCTTGCACATCCGATTCTTTCGCCCGTGGCGCCGAAAGCCTGAATTTTGGCTGCTGTGGCGGTTTCGGGCGCGGGCTAGGTTGGAATCCGCGCCTATTCATGCTGCCGCCCGGTCCATCCGGTCGTCATCATGAATTTCTTCGGTTCGCGTTTCGCCGAGGGTGCCTAGCCGATGGCTAAACAAGTTCTTGCCCTCTCCACGCGCAAGCCCCGGCTCCCCGCCGGTTGCAAAGCTTCGGATATTTTGGGCCGCGTTTACGTCCCGGTCATGCTGGGTTCCACAGTCTGGACAGGTCCAGTCTCGAACCGACAGCGGCATCTTTTCTTGATAGGAACCGCAACTCGAACAGGTTTTGCTTGACGGGAAGAAGCGGTCTACCACCACGACCTGTCGGCCATACCACGCCGATTTGTAGGTGACTTGGCGTCTAAATTCGTGCATCCCGACATCAGAGATTGCGCCCGCTAGGCAATGGTTTTTGACCATCCCCTTGACGTTCAAATCTTCGAGTGCGATGACATCGGCGCTGCGGACAATGACCGTGGTGGTCTTGTGCAGGAAGTCGGCGCGCATCGCCGCGATGTGGGCGTGAATCTTGGCGACCTTGACCCGTTGTCGGGCACGTCGGTTGCTGCCTTTGGTCATCCGGGACAGCCGGCGTTGTTGGCGCTTGAGGTGCTTCAACTGGCGCTTGAGGTGGCGCGGATTGCCAGACTTCACAGCCTGTTCACCATCCCACGAAACCACCACGTCCTTGATGCCCAAATCCAGCCCGACCGTTTTTCCGGTCAAGGCCATAGGTTGAATCTCAACCTCGCAGGCGAACGCCACGAAGTAGCGCCCGGTCGTGTCCCGGCTTACCGTCGCCATCTTTGGGGTGCCGGCTGGCACTTGCGACCATCGCACCTTGACCGCGCCCAGCTTGGGCAACTTCAGGAATTCACCCGCGCTGTAGGTTCGCTCAATCTGGCGCTGGTCCAGCGTGTAGCGCACGGACTGGCGAGAATACCGAGATTTGAATTTTGGATAACCGGGTTTTTGCCCTGCTTTGACCCGGCGAAAGAAATGCTGAAACGCCTTGTCCTGGTCAATCAGCGTTTGCTGCAAACAGGCATTGACGCTATCGGCCAGCCAAGGAAATTCTCCGTGCTTCCACTCCGTCACCAGTTTGGACAGCGACACGTAGTTGTGCCGGGTCTGATCGGTTTCCCAGGCTTTCGTGCGCAAGTCCAGACAGCGGTTCCAAACCCATCGACTATTTCCAAATTCAATAGCCAACTGCTGGCGCTGTTGAGCGTCAGGGTAAATTCGGAAGTGGTAGGCTTTCAGTTGTGTTACCATACGTCCATCGTAACACAACACAAGGCGTTTCACAATGGCAAAAGTCGCGCTCAATGTCCGAATCGCTCCCGAATTGCGGGAGACGATGATTCGTCTCGCCAAGGAAGAACACCGAACCCTGTCCAATCTGGTCGAACTCCTACTGTTCAACTATGCGGAGAAAACCGAACCGAAGAATCGGCGCGGATGATCGTATCAAGACCGTCGGACGGGCTGCTCCGGGTGAACGCGCATCGCCTGGTGGCTGGCGCGTTCCGTGCCCTACGCAATCCCTTCTTCGACCGACGGGGGCGCTCGTCATCCATGACTCACTTCGTTGGCAAAGGCTCGTGTACGGGTTCGCCGTCAGATCAGCGGCAGTCAGCGTTTCATTGCAGCTTTGGCAGGTTTTCATCTCATTTTCCAGGAATCAGGTGTTGCAGGTGAATAGGCGGCGGAAACGGCTGAAGGTCTAGGTCGCTTTGCCCACAGGCGTGTTTGAGCATGTGACGCCATACGTAGCAATACTTACGCGGATCCAGCAGCACCTCGGCCCAGCCCTGCTCGGTTTTGCCGGGCAGGCTGAGGTAGTGCGCGCGGATCGCCGCGTCTGCGGCGCGGTCACGGGCGATGCGGTCGGCTTCAGTCATTTTTTTCGTCCCGAGCTTTTTTGTACTGGGTCACGATTTCCATATCCAGCATCAACTCAACCAATTTGAATTGTTCGGACAGCACACCCCAAAGATGCATCATCGGGAGTTTTTCTTCATAGGCCTGTGAAACCAGTTCTTGCAATTGGCCTACGAATTCATCGCGGGTCATTGGATAATCTCCCCCCGGCGCGGCTCCTGCGGGAGGCACACCCGGCATTTGCGAATCTTCAGGTTGTCCACGGCCAGCGGCGCGGTCGTTTCGTCCAGGTCCAGCACGCACAGCCGCGCGCAGTGGGTACGCCAAATCCCGCCCGGCGTCAGCGCCCACAAATGCGCCGCGCCGGGGCGAACGCGAAAATGGCGCCAGGTGTTCACGGTCATGCCCGCAGCCCCCGCCACACTTCCAGGAACAGCACCAGGCCGAGCACCTGGACGCTGTACACCGCCGGCGCTTCCTGCGCTACCAGGTCGCCGGTCTCGTCCAGGATCAGCGCCGCTTCGCGCTGAATCCGCACCGGCGGCACCAGAAAATGCCGCCAGCATTCCGGCGCGGCGGCCCAGCCGTTGATCAGGCCGATGAGTTTCATTCGCCCTCCGATTAGCTACCAAACCACACCGCAAAACGACCTACCAAAACGACCTACCAATAGCTACCCATCCCTAAAGGGATGGGGGTAGCTTTTGGTAGTTGCCTAAAACTACCATTCGGTAGCTTTTGGTAGGTTTTGGTAGCTTTTATAGAACCGTAACTCATTATTTACAATCCGTTAAACAATGTATACAAATGGCTTTTCTTCTTGCACCTTGCACTTCCGAATCAGGTCTTCTTTTACCCGCGTCCGATGGCTGGAATTTGGGATAAAAGCACTGATCTCTTTGTACCAATCGCTTAACAACACCCGTGGCTGTCCCTGTACGCCCAGATTGATGCGCTGCTGATCGTACAAATCCAGCAACGCCTGATACGCGCGGGCCTGTTGGCTGGTCAATTTCGCGGCGCCTTCGGTCGGCTCTTCCTGCGCGTCGGCAGGTACTAGGACCGCGCTATTGATCGGCTCCCCGTCTTCATCGCACCAGGGCAACGATTCCGGTTCCAGCGTAAAAAAAACCGGGTCCATGCGTTCCATGTCCCGGCATTTGGTATGAGTGACTTTGATGGGTCCCTGCGGATCATCACGGGTCACCTGCATTTCCATATCCAGCGCGGCGTACAACGAGCTATGGCCGCGACTGCGCGTTTTATCGGCATGACCGGAATGATGCGCGCACAGCGCGAGCCAATCGCCCGCCAAATACCGCAAGCCCTCCATGGCAAGCGCCATGTCTTCCGCGTCATTCTCGTTGCCGGGGCCAAAATTCGCAGCCAGCGTATCCAGCACAATCAGTTGCGGCGGAAACGGCAAGCTTTGAATGCGTTGCGCCAATGCAGCGGCAGCGCCTTTGACAGTCAGTTGGGCCGAGAAGGGCCGCACAAAAAGCCGATCCGGGACTACACCGTACCGCTGCGTCCACGCCCGCATTCGGGCCGATAGACCCCCTAAACCCTCCGCCGCGATATACAGCACGCAAACTCGCTTGGTTTTAAAGCCGCGCCAAGGCCGCCCTGTGGCTAAGTGCATTGCCAGATCAATCAGTAAAAACGATTTTCCGACATTGGATGAGCCAAATATCTGTCCCAATCCCCGCGCCGGCAATACGCGCTTGATGAGGTAGGATGATTCCGGCGGGTACGCGATGAAATCCGCCAGCGGGATAAACTCAATTCGCTGATGCGTCTGTGGTTCTGGTGTTGAACTCTGATTGGGCGGTGGCGAACCGGGAGAAGGTTCTTCATCAGGAGGTTTTGATGAATGAGGGTCCTGATTTGATTTTTTCCAGCCCATCCCGTCGGGGCTGAGGCCCATTTGATCACACAACCACAACGCCGCTTCTTTAGCATCGCGGGCCTGGCCCCATTCCAGTACCAAATCAATCGGCGTGCGCCGCCCGCTCTGCGGATCGTTTTGATCGTGAACTCCGAAATCCTTGATCCCATCAGACTGAATACCCAGGTCTTCTTCGCGGTCGCGTTGCAAATTGCGCGATGTAACACGATAGCCGTTTCGATAAGGCCGCGCTTCAGGGAACAGGCGCGGCACCCAAGTATTCAACCGCGCCAGCGCGGTCTGATTGACGTTACTGAAAAAATCACCACCACGAAACGGCGCCGCGCCCGCGCTACTGTGCGGCGTGGACTTGGGCGCCAGTGCCGCCAGTTCTTCAAGCGCCTCCAGCGAGACACATTCCAATTCTTCCGGCACACTCAGCAACCGCGAAATACGATGCGGACGATCCGTAGTATCGTCGCCCTTACAGGTATAGGTGCCATAGAGCTTGGAAATACGGCTGGCGTTGAAAACACTGGTATCTACGCTCACCGCCGCCGTATCAAAACGGGCCGCCAGCGCCTTCAAGACAGATTCGATGACGCGGGTATTTTCCGGCTCATTCGACAGCGCCACCCGATACAGTAAATGCCCGCCATTGCCGGAATCGCCCTGGAGCGGCGCCGGCCAGCCTTGCCCATCCAGCCAATCTGCAATTTCAATAATCTTAGAGATGGCCGCCCGGTGTTCGCTATCGCTGGCGGAAATGCCCGCAGGGCGTTTTGGATCAACGTCAATCAGCAGCCAGCGCCGTGACAGAATATCGGCATCAGAGGTTGTTGATTCCGCGTAGGTCTCCATCCGGTTATTGGCCCGCGCCAGCAGAGCGGGATTTACCGGATTCAGCGTCAGGTAGATTGCTGGAACCTTGCCTGACCACACGCCAACTGCCTTGGCGGCGGCGTTGGCGCTATTGAAATATCCTCGGATGGTGCGATGGCGCCCGGCTTTCGGAATACGAATTTCAAAGACGCCATCCGTCATCAATGATAAAGCGCGACGAATTTCCTCCATGTCGGCACGGCCTTGGGCTTGGGCGATTTCAATAATGTTGTTCATGCGCCGTGCCTTATGGAGTTTCTCTGCGGGAATCCGCCGTTACCGGCGCTTCCTCGATTTTTGAAGAAACGCGCCGTTCAGCAGTTATGGCTTTATGGCAAGACTTGCATAAAGATTGCAGGCGCACATATCCTGCTGCGTGCATGTAGCGTAAAAATTTCACATGCGGATGCTGGTCGGGCAAAATCTTGACCTGCCCGGATTCCCAGGGTATTAGTTTTAACCAGTGGCCCCAATGGGCTTCACTGTAAATCTGATACAAGTTTTCAGCGATACGGGAGAAGGACGGCTCAACATGATCAACATCTTCCGCCAAAGCGCCGCAATGGCTACAGAGCGGATAGTTTTTAAGGTGCGTTCTTAGTTGCTCGGCAATCGCCAACCGAAACATCTTGAACGTTTTTTCGCGGATAGACGGCGGATAAATGGCGTTGCGATAGGAATTTTTCAGCCATTTTCCGTTATAGCGGCCTTCCAGCAAATACGAGCGGGCACCGTAAGGATTCTGACTGTTTCGACGAAAAGCGTCTGGACGAATACCATAAGCTTTAACGTCAGGGTGATGTTCCATCAGCAGATCGGCTAAAAGATCAGATTGAAACTCAACATCATCCGTGTGCGTATCCAGTTCTTCCTTGATTGCGGCGGCTACTTGCGCTTTGGTCATTCCGCGCCAGAAGATCATCGGGCGTACCCTCCATGGAGGGCTTTCTTCAGCGCAACCGCCCAAGCATGAATTGCCTTGGCTCGTTCTGGGTGAGGAAAGTTCGGAATTAGGTTGGCGAGGCGATGCGCCTCAATAACAGCAGGGAGACCCCGGTTAGCGGGTTTTTGATTCATGACAAGACTCCTAACTGATTTTGGAGTCCGCCACTGCTCTTGCTACGGAGATGGTGGCGGCTGTGCGGGGGTAGCAATACCGGCCAGTTAGGCAGCCGGCCAGCCCGAAGGCTGCCCCGCACAAACCGCCCTTGAGGAAGAATCGGCCACAAAAAAAGCGCCGATTCTAGGCGCTGTGCGCCTAACTGGTTGCTCCGGTTGCTACGCCGGGTCGCCGCAGTCGCGGCAACGGTTAAAGCATAGCCCAAAGCACGGTTAAATTCAACCACGACCGCGCTCCCGTTTCAGTGCCGTCAGCACCGCCTGGGCCCAGCGGTTGACCGCCGCCCGGTGCTCCGGGTGACGCCAATGCGGGATCGCGTGGGCCAGTCGGTGCGCTTCCAGCCAATCGGTTTGCGCGGAAGGCCGCTGCGCTTCAGCCATGGTCCTGGTCCCACGGCTCCAGCGCCGTCACCGGGTAGATTTGCACGCTGCCCGGCTCGTAGGCCGATTCCACCGCGTACCCTTCCGGGGTCAAACTGGTGCGATACCAGCCTACCACATGGCCGCGCCAGCGCCCGCCGCTGCGTTTCTGCACCCGGTCGCCGGGGCGGTAGGTGGGAGAGGGGAGGGGGATGGTCATGGCATTGTTTCCTAGCCCCGTTTACGAGAGGCAACCCTTCCGACACGGGGCCACATCGGAAAGGTAACTTATGCGGCTTTCGCTAATGCGGGCAAACTATCCTGCGGCCCGATTAACATCCGTAGGCATTTTGCCGCGTTGTTTTTAGCCTTTTCTGCTGATTCAAGCATGGGAGCAACCGCTTCCATAATATCCATGTGCCGTTCCAGCATCATGATTTCCGCTTGCGACAACAGCGGCCTTTCTCCGCGAAACTTGATTTCACGTCCATCCAAACGCGACTGATAGCTTTCATGCCCTAACGTTTTAGCAAATTAACGGCACATATCGTCAATTTGCATAGTAATACTGTCATAAGTCCGCTCGCTATCTTTTAGTATAACGACAGACATTGGCATCAAAACAAAACTCTTGCCGCGTTCATTGACCCACAAAGAAACGTACTGACGAGATTCACCAAAATCAATCCCGCGTTTCAAAATGGTATTGAGCCGTTTGGCATACTTGATTCGCTTATTTTGCCGTTCAAGCCAAGGAATACCGGCAATCTCCAGGAAGCTATCAATCGCTTCATAAGAGATTTCATCATTTGGCAAATAAGACGACCTGATAAAAGCAATACCTTCTGCAACAGATTTCATCGCTAACCTCACGAATAAAAGTTGATACGCTTAGCAACCTTGTCAAGAGCATCCTTGAAAGTTCCAACGCGCGGCCCTTGCAGCGAAGTAAATTGATTCGTCTTCATGACTTGTTCAATTTCAAACAAGGTACTGCTTACTCGATTCAAATCTGTTACCGCCTGATCCATTAGGCGAATCAGCTTCAATGCTGGATTATCCTTTTCAATTTCTTCCCTGATCTTTTTCTCCTTGAGTTGCAAGGTTTTCTTGAACTCCTGAAAATTCTCATTAACTTCGCGACGAACACCCTCCGATGTCAATTTTTCTCCATACTTTTCCTTGATGGCTTTGGCAAAAGGAACCAAGTTTTCGGTATCCAGATAGGGGCGAACAACATCTTGAGAAACCGAACGGCGAAATTCGGCGGCATGACCAGGAACGCTACCAAACACTTCGCTGGCGCGGGCGTCATACCACTCCCTCCGTTCCAATGCCTGCTCTTTCTGATCCGCTCTGATGCCGGCCTGACGGGCTTTTGATTCCTTTTCTGCAACGACTTTTTGTCGTTCCTTGTGCTCGCGCAACGCCCGTTCATGCAGTTCCGCCGCTGCCTGTTTCTTGGCTTCCTGCTCCTTTTTAAGCACCGCCATCCGCGCATCTGCGGCTTTGCGTTTCTCTTCAGCCGCTTTACGGTTGGCTTCGTTGCGCTCATGTTTGGCCTGCTCTTCTGCGGCACGCTTTTCCTGTTCAATCCGATCTATTTCGGCTTGTCGAGCCGCTGCCGCCGCTTCGGCTTCTTTTCTGCCGCGTTCCAGTTCCTCATGAATCCGTTGCGCTTCCCGGCGTAACTCTTCCGCTTCCGCCCGCTCGGCTTCGGCCTTGGCCCGTTCTTCCGCCGCCTTTAACTCCATCCCGCGCTTGCGGCGGGCAGTAACTTCTTGTGAAGTCAGCGATTCGCGGATTTCAGTTAATGAAACTGCATCGCCTAACATCTTGGATAAAACAGTCTCGCCAATCCCATACTTGACGCATTGCGCGTAATGGCTGGGGCCATTCTCGTTTTGCTTTCCGAAATAATGCTCAAGCTCGCTCCAGCTCAATAAATATTGAGCTTGCTCAACATTATTGATACAGTCATACCAAGTTGGGAATTCTTCAAAAACACCATCATCCCACCAGTGCATGGTTTGATAGACGACTTCATTGCTATGCGCCACCTTGTTGCGTCCGATTGCATTCTCGAATTTCAAGGCTTTTTGCAGGTTCCACTCCCCGCGATAGGGGACAATCTCAATCGCAACTTCGTAATCCGGCCCAAACAGTTCCAGGCCCGCCGCCAGCCGATGATGACCGAAACGCAGTTCGATCTCACCGCGCTCATTCTCGATGGCTTGCAGATTGCTCCAGAACCCGGTTTCACCAATGGACTGCTTGAGCTTGTCGAGAACTTCCTGCTCCAGCGGCCAGCGGTCTAAATTACGGAATCGGTTAGGGCGAATATCACCCAGTTTCACACGCGCAAAAGTGGCGTTGTCAGTCACGTTGACGGTCTCCATAGCTGCCTCTCGTGTTAGCCATGTCGGAGTTTTAAATTAAAACAATCCCGGTTTCATCTCCGGTTTCATTATCAAATTGCTTCCATTCCATGTACATCCGTCCTTCGATAACGCGCCAATCGGTATAACAATACTTACAATAAAAAGTATCTGATTCCCCTTCTCCTTCCTCTAGCAACGTTGCATGAATGCAATTAGGACAAACAAATACCTCGTCTTCCCAAAATGAGTTATCACGCCTGAGATAGGTTCCATAAATAGGACCTGATTCCAATAAATTGGCTAACCACTTATGTAATTCTGGCTCATGCGGTAATCTTGGATCATGTGAATCCACCACAACAAAAACAGTTGGATTGGTTTTAATTGGTGATAAAATATTCTCAGTCATTGGCTTCTTCCAAGGTCAGTCAGTGATCAGCCCGCTTGCCACGGGCGCAAGGAACCCGCCTTTGATCGGCGGGTTTTTTGTGGCCCGTCTCGTGGGCCAGCCGGGCCGATCAGGACGCGAGGAGCGGGCAAGAAAATGCAGAACCCCGTCGCAACGCGAAAGCGCATCCCTCGGCCAGCCGGGGTTTTTGGGGTGTTTGATGGCCCCGTGGACGGCACAGCCCGGCGCTACCGCATTCAATGCGGACCGTCCCGATCTGTGCCCAACGCGCCGCTGGTCAGCGCCTCGACGTGGACACACACTTGGCGCAGGTGGTTGATCAGGACATGCCGGCAATACTCGCTTAGCGAGCGGTCATCGTCGGCGGCCAGGTGATGCAGCGCCAGGTAGGTTTGGGCGTCTACCCAAATCCTCAGATCGTGATCACAGGGCGCGTGCATGGTCATGGCCTAAGTCTGGGAGCGGAAGAGGTGCCCGGATTGCCCGCCGGGCCGGGTCCAACGAGAGGTGTTGCTTTTGGCCGCTGTTGTTCGCGCAAGAGAACGCCCGGACACCGACGGCTGGTCCGGCAGGCCCGCGCAGCGCCGGGGAGAAATCGGAAACCGGATGCGCGTTGAATGGCCTGGGAGAGGATGGTTGCGGCGGTCAGAGTTGCACTGACGACCTTCGGGGTATGAACCCGACGAGCTGCTACTGCTCCACGCCGCGAAATCATGGTCACGCCGCCCGCTGAAACATCTCGGCGCACTCCTGGCCGATGGCGGTTGCCGTCACCTGCCCGTCCGTTACCTGCTCAATCGCGGCGGCATGGCGGGCCAAAAGCTGCGTTGATCCGGTTTTCCAGAGGTGAACCGCCTGCTGGCTCACTCCCACCTTGTCGGCCAGTGCCTTAGCCCCGCCGACGATTTCGATTGCGCGTTTGATCGTTTCCATCTACCTAGAATACAAGCCTCCTTTAACGTATGCAATCCCTCTTACTTGACACTAAAGCGTGCTTTAGCAAGACGCAAGCGACCGCCTATCTCTCAGAGGTTGCGCCGTCCGCGAGGAAGCGCCGACCTACCAGGCCGACCTGGACAAGATCACCGAGATCATCACCACGGGCCGGCTGGAACCGAAAGAGATCAAGGCGGTTCGCCAACTGGCGGAAACGCTGGCGCTGTAAGCTGGCGACGGGCGCGGCGGCGGGCCGTGCCGGGTTTTTTGCGCTCGTAGAATCAAGAAAACTTGCGTTACCGCAAGTCAGCTTGTAATATGTTCGTTACCACGCAACAAAAAAGCCCGCCGAGGCGGGCTTCTTGCACCGCGCTTGTCGAAGGCGCGGCTGATCGTAACGTTAAGTGAGTAACGATATGACTGAAAATAGTGTAGCAGAAATCAAGTTCATTCCGGCAACGGCGATTGTCAGCCGGGTTGATGCCCGTTCGCTCAAAAATGATGGCATCGAACGCCTCCGAACCAAGATTGAACGCTTGGGATTCCAGCCCGACAAGCCGTTGCGCGTCTATCCAGTGGATGGTGGTTATCGGCTAATTGACGGGAATCACCGGCTGGAAGCAGCAATCAAGCTGGCGCTGAATGCGATCCCGGCATTGATTGTCGAGAAGCCCGCCGATGAATTGGCGGAAATTCAGCAGGCCCGCGAAAGCAATGAAGCGTCTGAAACGGTCGTTCCGACTACTTTTGTTGATGATGCGGAACTGGTTTGGCGCTTGACTGAAACGTTCACCCAGGAACAAACCGCGAAAGCGATGGGATGGAGTCGAGAGGCGGTAAAGGACTACAAAGCACTGAAAAAGATAGATTCGGAAGCTTGGAGTGTTATTGGTGCCACTTTGATCGAAATGGCACCAGATGACGAAAGCGAAGAGGCACCAGCCAATGGTGCCACGGCACCAAAAACTATTTTCTCCGAGCGCCTCCTCCGCAACATCCTGGACCTTCACCCAGGTCAGCAAGTTGAGTTGTGTGGGTATCTGGCGAAGGGCAAGGATAAGAAAGGCCATAAGTACAGCAAGGCGGATTTTAAGAATGACGCCGTTTGGTATCGGGCTTTCAACATCCTATGGAACTTGGCTGAAAAACAATTATCCGCCAAGATTCCTGATCCTGCTTATCATCCCTATCTAGGGAAAGTTCACGCTGAACTGAAAGCCAATTCTGAATACACGGATGAATGGCTAAAAAGCAAAGCGCCTGGCGACAAATTCAATAAACTGATTCAGGCGCAAATTGATGATTGGCAGCAAAAGAACAATATCCAAATCATCATCAAAGACCTCCGATTGTTGACAGCGGAAGATATTGCTAGCGAGTCGGTAGACTGCATTATTACCGATCCGCCCTATCCCAAGGATTTTATTGACCTGTTTGATGATCTAGGCTCCTTGGCAGCGCGCGTTTTGAAGCCGGGCGGTTCTTTAGTAGTCATGACCGGACAGCTTTACTTGCCGCGCTATATTGAGTTGCTTTCCAAGCACCTGACTTACCATTGGATGTTGGCCTATACCACGCCGGGCGGGCAAGCGGTTCAGGTCTGGAATCAGGAAGTGAATACCTTTTGGAAACCGTTGCTATGGTTCGTCAAGGATCAGCGAGATTCTCGATGGGTATCGGACGTTGTGAATACGCCGGTCAACGCCAATGATAAGCAACACCATCACTGGGGCCAATCAGTAGAGGGAATGCAAGCAATTGTTGAGAAGTTTACTAATCCAGGTGATTGCATTCTTGATCCATTCTTGGGAGGTGGCACTACCGGGTTAGTCTGCAAAGCAACCAGAAGAAAGTTTATCGGCGTTGAGATTGATGAAGCTGTTGCCAAGCAGGCGCTTATGCGGATTCATGGAGGCAAAGCCTAATGGAAATTTCCATGAAGGATTTGTTTCCTGTTTGCGTAAAAGTATTGGATCGTGAAAAGATGCCGATTCATTACTTGAAATTGACGACAATGGCGTTAGAACGAGAAATGAATGTTTTTTTGCCGAAGCCCGCTTTTATGAAAAACGCCGAGAACGTTAGAGAGAAGCTGCTTTGTGCCGAGCAGCGCGGTACTTTTTATACCGGATCGCCGTTGTGTATGGGTGCATTACGCCATTGGTTCAAAACTGATCAACTACAATTTACAACAGACTGGATCACTATCCAAGGAAATGCGCAGGCAGGCGCGGCGGGCGCTTTTGAGGGGCTCATGCGATCACGATATATGGTGATTAACAATCCATCTTTACGAAACACAGAACTTTTGAACAAAGCCCGATCATCAGGACTGGTTCTTGAGCAGCATGTATCTGAATGGTTTAAGGAGCACTACCCAACTCTTTACCAACAACCTGATAACTACGGTCTATGGGATCGCCCGTGCAACCATGACTTCAAATTACTGATCAGTGGCCGGCCATTGCTGGTTGACGTGGCTGGGCCGGACTGGAACGGAAAATACGGGAAACGTGGCAGGAAACCAAAAACGGAAGTTCATTTGCTGTGCAGAATTGCAGGGAAAGATTGTGTTTTTGAAGGCGTTGTTAGCGGGGAAGATTTTACTGAAAACGTAATACCTTTAACCGCATTTAGCCCAACTGCATTCTTGGTATGGTTAAATTGTTGCAAGGAAGGTATTGATTATAAAGCTGTTGTATTTAGCGTAAACCATCGTTATCAAAAAATTGCCTGACCCGACCAGGCTTCAACCCCCACCCGGCCCCGTGCCGGGTTTTTTGTGCCTGTCGCTACAATTTAACTTGCATAAACTCAAGTGCGCTTGTATTATGTACCTACCCCGTCGCCATTCAGCACACCGGGCGGCGGTGGGGCACTCCCCTTGATGGTGGTGGGTCCCCGGTGGTTGGCCTCCTCACGCTACCGGGGCTTTTTAGGCAACAGGAGACAGGCAATGAACGAATTTGAAACCGAGTTGGAGTTTGCCGGTGAGACCCGCCCGGCGTCAGTCACATGGGGCACGGCCTGCGGGGATGCGTACATCGAGAAAGTCGAAATCGCCCTGGTCGTCAACGACACCTACACCAGCCTTGGCGTCTATAGCCCGCACATCGAGCGCCGGGTATTGGACGTGACCGCAATCCTCAGCGACCGGCAGGCGTTGGCGCTGGTCCAGCAGATTCGCGCTGCGTGTGCGAAAGCCCGCGCCGAGGATTACGACGATGGGCGAATGATGGATTGGGAAGAGAAGAATCGGCGGCTGTTGGCCGCATGAAAAAAGCCGCCTGGTGTGTCACCACCAGGCGGCCTTGGAGAACGAGATGAATAAGCCTGAACAGTATGTTTCATCCCGCGCCGCCGCACAAGCCGCCGCGCTCCTGGCGGCTCCAGCCCTGCCCCGGCAACACCGGGAGGCCCGCCGGCTGCTGCGCGCCTGGCAGCAACAGCAATCCCAGCAACCGCGCCAAGCGGTGCGTTAATCCAGAGGCGCCCGCTGGCAACGGCGGGCGAGAAATCATGAGCAAAAAGCACACTCCACAGCCCCGCCCGGCGCACAGCGCCGCGCCCTTCCCCGCTGCCAGCCATGTGGCGACCAACCCGCAGCGCGAGATTCCCAACCCCGCCGCTGCGCTGGCCGATCTGAGTCAGCCCCAGCCCAGCGAACGCGCCCGGTTGCGGGCCGCGACCGCGCAACACGAGCAACGGGAGACCCGCGCCCGCCGCGAGGCGCACCAGATTCTGGCCGCCGCCGAGCGCCCTGCACCGACCGTCCAGGAAGACCTCCAGGCCGTTCGCCGCCGCCCGTGGGATGCGCCCATGGCGACGCCCGTAACCCAGTTGCCCCAGCCCCCAGCCCCCATGATCTGCGGCGTGTCCGGCCTGCCCGACCCGCTGGCGACGCTGGCGTGGGAGGCGGTCGTGGAAGATACCGCCGCCACCGCCCGCGCCTGGTGGTCCCGCGTTCAGGTGCCGCTGGCATTCGCCGTGTGGAGCATCGGTTGCTTTGCGCTTGGAGTGCTGAGCCGTGGATAACGCCGCGCTGATCATCCACTTTTGTCTGGCAGCGGCTACGGCCAATCAACCAGTAACAATCTATCACTCCCGTATTGACGGGCTGTTGCTGACCACAGAAGACGCCTGTTGGGTATGAGGAAATCGAAATGAAAGATGACCTGGAATTTGCTCTTATTGTCGTCCGGTTCTGCCTGGCAACAGCGGCGGGAGACAGTCTACGCACGGTCTATCACGATCGCATTGACGGGCTGTTGTTTCCGATCTGCGAACTGCCGCTGATTGATGGGCGGCAGGAACGGCGGCCATGACACGCTGATTTAAGCGTATTAGTCTGAGGAGGCAAAATGAAACTCAAGGCGAGAAAACCGGAAGCGGTTAATCCCGGCAAGATCAAGATGCTCACGTATGGGAAATCCGGCGTCGGTAAGACGTGGCTATCAATGGATTTTCCATCGCCCTACTACGTGGATTGCGAGGGCGGCGCCCGGCTGGGGCACTACCAGCGCAAGCTGGGGGAGAGTGGCGGTGCGTATTTTGGGATTGAGGACGGCGCGCTGGATTTCGATGCGGTGATTTACCAAGTCGAGGCGCTAGCGACTGAGCGGCATGGATTCAAAACGCTGGCGTTTGGCTCCATTACCAAGTTGTACCAATCTGCCATTGCGACTGAACAACAGCGCCTCGGCGACCGTGATCAATTCGGCGCATCCAAGAAACCGGCGATTGCGGCAATGCGCCGGCTGGTCAATTGGATTCATCGGTTGGATATGAACGTGCTGTTCGAAGCCCATGAGATTGTCGAGTGGGGTCAAAATCCCAAGACCGGCCAGCGGGAAGAAGTAGGCAATGCGCCGGATGTTTGGGATAAGCTGGTGTATGAACTGGATTTAACCCTGCGGATTGACAAGCGGGGACCGCAGCGGATGTGTCTAGTGCGAAAATCCAGGCTCACCGGTTTTCCAGAGGGTGAGCAGTTCTTGTGTGAGTATTCCGAATTTGGGACTCGGTATGGCAAAGACTTTATCGAGGCAGCGGTGACTCCGATTGAACTCGCCACGGATTTGCAGGTGGCAGAAATTACCCGGCTGCTTTCCGTGGTCAACGTTACCGAGAAAGAAATGGAAGCCGCACTTTCTCGCGCCAAGGCCGAAAGCATCGCCGAACTCTCGCATGATTATGCCAGCAAGATGATTGACTGGCTCAAAAAGAAGGTCGCCTGACTATGAAATTCTCCCCCATGACTGAAGACGAATTAGCCCGCGCTTCATTGCTTGAACCGGGTGTATATCCATTCGAGGTCATCGCCGCGAGCGAGGAACTCTCGAAAGCCGGCAATGAAATGATCAAGGTCAAGATCAATGTCTTTGGCCCTGATAATCAGCAGGCCCATATCTTTGATTATTTGATGGAAAAACTGCAATACAAATTGCGGCATTTCTGCGAAGCGACGGGCCTGCTTCAGAAATACGAAGCCGGTACGCTTTCGGAGGTGGACTGCGAAGGGAAGAGCGGCTGGGTTAAAATAAAAGTCGAACCGGCCAATGGTCAGTATCAGGCCAAAAACAGCGTGCAGGATTACGTCAAGCCGGCAGATGCGCCAGCGGCATCCACTACTGCACCGCTGGACCTGCCGCGCAAGCTGAAGCCGGAAGAGTTCAATGCGAAACACGGTATTGATTCCGGCGTGAAGCTTGACGACGATATTCCGTTCTGAATCAATCACTTGCGCCGCTTTCGGGCGGCGCTTTTAAGGAGCGCAAAATGAATACTCGACTCGTAGATTGTCATTTGTTTGATCGTCCGGTTCCAATCGCTTCGGCCTTGATAGCTGTAGCTTCACGTTGAGTCGCCGCCGTGCGGGTTTGTGACTGTCATCCCTGACAGCCCCAAATCCGCATGAGACTCAACCAGCAGACTTTCTAATCAGAGAGTAGACGATGCAACGTGAAGCGAAAGCGAGACACCT